TCGAGCTCTTGATCTTTTTCTTCGAAAACTTCGTCAGCGTGGGGAGCGTGAGCAGACCGGTCGGCGTCAAGACGTCGAAGCGATAATCACTCCCAATTGAGAGACCGTTTAACGGCATGGCGTGCTCCAGAATGCAAAAAGCCGCCCGGAGGCGGCCTGCATGGGTTGGGAATGATTACTGCGGGGTGACGGTGACCGACTGGCCGCCTTCGATGTTGACGAGGAACATCCGAACAATGCTCAGGTACGTGACCATGACGGTCGCGACCATGTAGCCCAACGCTACCTGACTCATCGGGTTGTTCGCCGCATTGAGCTGCACCGACCAGCCGGGTTGCGTCGGCGCATTCACATTGCCGATCATGTTGTTCGCCTGCAGATTCGCAAAGAACGCATCCATCGCGCCCTTCACATTGCGCCGCAGGTTGATCGTCTGCACCTTGCCCGGTACATAGCCGAACGCGCTCGCGATCGTGAACGCGATGTAGTTGGTCATGCGCGTGTAATTGTCGCCGTTCGTCGCGCTGTTGCTGCTGGCGTTCTGACCAGTGCGGCATGCAAAGATGGATCCAGCCGGGGCGCCGAGCGTCAGTACCTCAAGCCGTGAGGTGGCGCACTGTGCGATTTGCGCATCGCTGTACGGCAAGTTCTGCATACTGCTCTGCGTCGCCAGCACACCCGCGATCGGGGCATTGAGAATCGATTGCTCCGGGCTGGTTGCGGCTTGCAAGGCAGAGGTGAAGGTCGCGGGCGACACCAGGCGCTGCACGCCGTTGACGGTGTCGTTGTAATACGACCAGTCGCCCACGAGACATGCGAATCCGTAACCATCGACACCGGAATTGGCGAGGTTGGTCGCACTGGTGGTGATGCTGGTACCCACCGGGTTAGCGCCGTGGAAATAGATGCCCTCCTGCAAGCCAAGAGCGAGTTGCGCGCTCCAGGTAGCCGGCGTCTGGCAGTCGATCAGGTTGCCAACTTGCGCGCCCGACTTGCGCAGCGCATACATACCAGAGCGGGTCAGGCCGTCTGCGCCGACCAGCGTGTTATCGGTGACGCCATACGCGCCATCGGTACCGCCGGAGAGCGTATAGGTGTTCGTCAGGTTCGGTGCATTCGCGGAAGTGCCCAGTGTCGCGATGCAATTCACCGAGGGGCCGCGCAAGCCGGTCTGGCCGTTGTTCACGGCGTTGACCATGTTGAGCCATACACTGGTGGTCAGCGCGATCGATCCGCCGGTACCGCCGCCGCCCGTGAGTGTTGCGGTTGCCGAGGTATAGGCCGCACCCGGAGTAACTGGCGTGAAGGCGCCGAGGCCCCACACCATATTCACGAGTGCGCCGACACCGACACCCGAAGTCGAGGCGGGAGCGACCGCGGTCGTCGGGGCCACACCACCAGTCAGCGCGCCAGCATTGAAGACCACCAGCGACGTGATGATGCCCGAGGCAGCGGTAACCGTCAGGATCACGCCATTCGCCATCGTGATCGTGTCGCCAGTCACGTAGCCAGTGCCGCCGCTCGCACCGCCTCCAGTCACGTTGGCCGACAGCACTTCGAGGCTGATGATGCCGGTCGCCTGCACGCCATTGGCGCCCTGTGGCGCGGAAATGGACAGCGCCGGGACCGAGGTAAAGCCGGTGCCCGGCGTGACCGCGCCGCTACTCACGCCCTGCGAGAGGTTGTTGAACACCTCCGGCGTGAAGCCTGCGCGCTGAATTGTCAGCTTGTAGGTATTGGCCGCGGTGCCCGCTACAATCGAGGACGTGATGCCGTTGCCGACGATTCCGGTGTACATGCCGGTAAGCGTCATCCCGGTGACCGGTGAGCCGAGCGTATCTTTCAGGGCTGCACTGGCCGCCGTATCCGTGCCGTCCGACACGCGCACCAGGATGTAATTCTGGACGTTGTTCATGTCACCGATCGCCACCGCCGTGGCAATGTCATGCTGGCGGAACGTGATCGGGCCGACCATTTGCTGCGCCTGCGCGCTGTTGCCGATGCCCATCATGGCGGCATTGACCGGGCCCCACGAACCGACGCCGACCAGACCAAGACCATCGGTCGGCACGCCGTTGATATAGGCGATGCTGGGCGGCTGGATGATGACGTACAGGTCGGGGGCCTGCAGTGCGGTGACGTTTAAATTGCCTGCTTGGTACACTGGCATGGACGAGCTCCGGGCGTAAAAAAACCCGCACGCGGCGGGTCTAGAAATGAAAAAGCCGCCCGGAGGCGGCCGTAAACGAAAAAAGCCACCCGAAGGCGGCTTATGCGAAGGTGGGCGTGTCTAGTGGACTGCAGTCATCAGTAGGTGCGGCGGGATTTTCACGTTCGGCTTGTGGCCATCAATGAACCAGACCTGAATCTGCCAGGCGTGCCGGCTCCAGTCGAGGCTGAATTGATCGCGCATGATCTGGATGAATGCCTTCTTGATGCGAACGCAGACAGGCGGCGTTGCCTCCTGACCGACGAAGCGCTCGACCGCTATTTTGAGCGCCATGCCAGCCGCGCGACTGGGATCGGCAATCATCCGATCACCTTATGCACGAAATGGGCGTTTTCGCCGGACTTCACTGCGGCGATTTCGGCCGGATCGCGGATCGCATCGCCCTTGCGGTAATTCGCGAAGGCGTGACGCACCACTAGATAGTGGCCCAGCGTGTTCACCGGCTCAGCGGAAGCGTCTACCTGCTCGGTCGTTCCTGCATCGGATTGTTTCGTTGCCATGTGCGCCTCAGATGTTGGTAGTGTGGGTTGTACCGCCGATCGACGTAACGGTTGCGCTCCGATTCGTCACGGTGTTGTCGGTATGGACTGTGATCAGCGCGAACTCGACTTCGTACAGTAGGTTACGGCGGTAAATGCGCTGTTTCTGGAGCGTGTCCGTCTCGATGGTGCCGCGATACAACAGGCGCGCCACAGTATTGTCGGGCAGTACGATGCGCGGTTGCAGTTTGAACGCTGGCTCCAGGACTTTGCCTATGGCATCGCGAATAGCGGGCGTCGGCGCCCAACCGGCGACCATGAAAACCTGTGCTTGTCGGCCGATTTCATGCTGCATCACGACCGGCACCGAAATATCCGTCTTGATCTCGAAGGCGCCATTGATCACGATCACGTAGCTACTGACCGATGCGCCGGGAATCAGCGCCGCGAGTGCTGCGGCAATCGTCTCGACCGTGTCGCCCACTTTGACCGCGTAGCTGTACGGCTGGTAATTCACCGTGAGCGTGGCGGCTTCGCCCGGGTTGATCCTGCCGCCGACAGTCACCATATTCAGGTAGACGATCAGCGATAGTTGCGGCGTGGGAATCGCGTTCTGCGCGTCGTCGTCACCGATAAAGCGCGTGGTGTTCTTGCCCATGCCAGGCATCTGGTAGACGCTCACCATGGCGTTGCCGGCCTTGATAATCGCATCCAGTTGCGCCGCAATCGGCCAGCCAGGAACCACAGTGGCCGCCACCGCGATCGCGCTTGGCTGTGACGCGCCGTTCGGGTATAGCGCTGCGCTCGCTAAACTCACTAGCGTGTTTTGGACGTCTGACAGATCCGCCATTTATGCCTCAACCAGTTCGAGAAGCGCTTCGTAGCCCAAAAGGCCCTTTTGCGCAGAGACGACCTGGTAATTATCCCCGTTTTCGTCCGTCACTTGGTCCCGAGTTTGTACGGCACCGTCCGGAAGATAGAAGAATGCAGCGTAAAAGGCCCGTAATGCGTTGTCAGTGGGCAGTTGCGCGGCCGGTCGGCCTGTTTCCTTCTTGACGCTTAGTACTCCGGGTATTCCCTGAGCGTAAGCGGTATCAAGGTCTGGATTTGGGTACGGCTGCTCGCCCGGCAGGCTGTTGATCAGTGGTCGCGAGAATGTCAGCGTCTGCGTGCAGCGCAGTGCAATCGGCGGCATCAAACTGTCCATCGCCAGCACGCAATACGTCTCGCAGCCGACCAGATAATCGCCTACCGCAAGCTGCGACCCATCCACGATGATCTGCCAGTACAACTGATTCGATTTCGACTGCCCGCTATACGTGCCGCCGATGTTGAAACTCGCGTTCAAAGTACCGAGCTGGTTCGCAGGCTGGATCGGATTGATCAACACGGGTCCCGGTCGATACAGGCAGTGTGGAGGCCCGATCCGCAGCGCCGCCTTCGCATACCCCGCGTAAATCTTGGCTTGAATCAGTGCGGCGTCCATCAGAGCTCCAACGTGTCGATGCCCATACCAACAGACGAGCACAGTTCGGATGCGATGGCGACAGCTTCGGCAGAAGTTTTGCCAAGATGCATTGAGGTGATGGCGTAATCCTGGCCGCTGCCAATCGCAGCATACGACCGCAATATGCGAATCGGAAACTCATTGTTCGCGTAGATCAATGCGGTGCCATCTGGATCGATGAACAGAATGCGCGCGTAAGTATCTCCGATAGGCGCTGCCAGCTTTCCCGGCTTGCGTCCCTTGATGCACCAATTGACTATCTCATACGCACGCGGCAGATCGCCTGCGCCGCCCAGCAAAGAGCCGTCATCGAGACGCTGAATCTTGCAGACTGGAAACTTCCCGCCATTCATTTCCATCAGGCGATCGGCGGAAAGCGAGCTGCCATCCCAGCAGATAACAGTCATTCAAACCACCAGCGCGTTAGAGCAGCCGCCAAAGTTCGGACCTTTCGGAACCCCTAGGAAATTGCACAGCCGCATGCGCCAGGAGTCAAAGAGGCGATCTCTGTCCAATTGCTCATTCTTATTGTGAGTCCATACTGCAGCCACATCGGTATCAAGGTTCGCGCTCGTACCTGGGATGGCCGTTTCCAGCGCGTAGAGGTTGGTGAGGTAGGTATTCACGACCACCAGACCTTCGTTCGCACTGATGTGCTGCAGGCGGTATTCGAGCGCGAGGTACTGGCGCATGATCCACGGGTAGGGGAACACGACGTCACCATCGCCGTACGCCGGGTACCCGCAGAAACGCCGAACATCAACGAGTTGCGCATCAGTAAAGGTATAGGGCGTGAAGGCCATGGATTACTCGAAGAGCGCGCCGGACTGGACGAGTTGCGTAATCAGCGCACCATCCTTGATGGGATCAAACTCGGTACCAGCGGTAAAATGCTGATGCGTGCGACCGTGCGTCATCAGGCCGTGATTCTTCTTGAGTACGAACTTGGGCGCCGCAGACTCGGTGACTTCGGGTGCGTCCGGTGCTTCTTGCTTGGGCCTGGCCATGGTGATCTCCTTTATGAAGCCCCCGAGGGGACAGAGGCTTGAAAAGGAGCCGGGATTGCTCCCGGTCCCTTGTGACTGGACGATTAAAGCGATTCCAGAATGATTGCGCGTTTGCACGCCGAGCTATTGGCGGTCGGAATCGTTGCGGACGTGGTGGTGGTGTCGGTCGGCACGGCAAAACCGCCCGAATACGACCACGTTTGCGTAATCACCTGCTGAAGCGCATCAAGCGGCGAGCGAGTCACCATCGCAATGTCGTCGACGATGACGATCGAGTCGTCCTTGTCCTGACCTTCGAGATTGCCGCGATAGGCTTCGTTCGTGAACACGCCTTCGACCAGCGCGCCCTGACCACACAGGACTCCACGGCGAACCGTACCGACACCGGCCAACGTCTGGACCGGGTTCAAGTTGGTTTCTTGGAGCCGCACGCCCAGAAGCTCGGCAACAACGCCCTGGCGATATTCCTCGGTCGTCACCTGACCACGGAAGAACATCTGGAAGGCCGGATCGCTGTACAACCCGGTCGCCTGAAGCGGATCGAGGTACATGTGATACATGCCCGTCGCATCAACCACCGGCACGCCATTGGCCGCCATCGTGGCCTTGGCGTTCAGGATCATACCCATCGTCAACTTGCCGCTGTTGTTGTCGTTGGTCGCAGAGATGGCAGCGGATGTGGCGGCCATCAGGCCTGAACTCGTGATCGTCGGGCGAAGTACCACTGGCGCCACGGACGAGACAACCGCATTCAGCGCGGTAGCATCGGCAACCGTCACCGAGGTCGAGAACGTCAGTGTGCCGGAAACGCCGCCCGGCGTAGTCGATACGTTGGACCCGTCTGCGGTCGAACCTTGCAGCGAGTACGTGTCACTGCCGACAACCACGTTCACCGCATTCGACGACGAGATCGGCACCACCTGGCCGGCGCTGTTCAGTGTGTTTTGGAATCCACGGATATCATCGACCGAGATGGTGGCGGCCGGCGAGCCGAGCGTGGTACGTACACGGGTATTGCCGCCCATGTACGCGTTGAACAGCGCCATCTGCGCCAGCGTATCGACCGAACGGTAGGCCTGTTCGCCCAGCGCGTAACCGTTGCGCAGGAACAGGTTGTCGATCGCAACACGCGCCGTAGCGATGTTGAGCTGCATCATGCCGGGATATTGAGCGATGCCCAGAATGTACTGCTCGACGCTGTAGTTCTGCGCGGTCAGGCCCGACGTGATGTCGGAGTTGTCCGCCGGTGACATTGGGGTCGTGATAGCCGGGAGCAAGCCGGTGCGGGTCTTGGCGATCGTTTCACCGATGTTCGCCATGAACGGCTCACGATCGGCAATAGCGCGGAAACCCAGTTTGGCGCGCAACGGCATGCCGAACTGGTGCTCGAGATAGCCGAGCTGAATCACCGACTGAATTGATGCGGGGAGGTTATTAAAAGCCATGACAAGTCCTGTGTGGTTTGGGTAGGGTGTTTCCCCCTCGCCACCAGGGCTGTCGGGCAATAATGCAAGTGGCCGCGTGAGGCGGCCGGTAGGTCAACGAACGATCAAAACGCCTTGAGGTTCAGGCCGCGAGATTTGGCATCAGCCGCAATCTCCTCTTTCGTTGCAGTGCGCGCATCGAAGGTTTCGGCCTTTTTCTTCGGCGGAGGGGTGCTGGTGCTGCTCGTGCTCGCCAGCGGCTCCTTGAACAGATACGGCTTGGCGGTCTTGAACGTCGTCAGCAACTCCGCGACGCCGGCCACTTCGCCGGTCGTTTCATCCACCTTCAGGCTCGACGTGTCGATCAGCTTGATCGCGTCCACATCCTGCAGGCCGAGCGAGACGGCGACGGCCTTGACTTCGGAATTGATGATGCGGCGATCCGAAGCGGCGCGTTCAGCATCGAGCGTCGCTTTCGTCTCGACCTTCTGGGCATCAATCGCCTTCTTCACCGCCTCGTCGATCTTGGCCTGTGCTGCCGCCTCATCAATTACCTTCGTTTTTTCGCGCAGGCTCGCGTTCTCGCGGCGCAATTCGCGGGCGTGTTCACGCCACTGGTCAGGGACTTCCTCAATCGGAAGGTCAAGCAGCGGATTACCGGTCTTCACCGGTGGCGTGACGGGTGCGGCTGGCGCCGGTGGCGTAACAGGCGGTGCTCCGGTTGATGCGTGGTCGCCATCGGGCGACATCAGACGGGCTTGCATCATCAAGTGGCGCAACAGGGTTGGCATCTAGCCTCTCCAATGAAAAACGACCGCATCGAGCGGCCAGGTTGATATCCGGCATCGAGCCGGCGGGCAAAACTATTCGGTGATCGCAGCGGTTACGGTGGCCGCAGCATTGCGCTCAGCCATCTCGGCATCGGCAAGCCGTTTTTCAGCGGCTGCATCTTCGATGTCGTATTCAGCGGCGAGGATCTTGATGGCCGTCTCGCGGCTCTGCAGTCCAGAGTCACAAAGCTTGGCAAGCGTGGTGGCACGCGTCAGCATGTCCTGCAGGGTCGGTGCGTACCAGGCCGGCCAGCGCAGGCTGATGCCCGACTTGATATCGAACTTGCCGACCTTTTCGCCATCCTTGAACACCAGCTCGGACTTCTCGGCCGCCTTCGCAATCATGCACAGCAGTTCTTTCAGCGCGCCCTCGCCGTAGCTGATCCGCAGCCGATCGGCCAGCCAGACCAGCGCCTGATTCATCAATTCCATTGCGCGGCCCGACTGCGCCGAGGACATTTTCTCGGGGCTGGTGCGGTTGCCGTGCAGCGTTTCGAGTTGGATCTCGCGCAGGTATTTGACGTAATCCAACACCGCGGCGGATCCGGTTCCGTTGATTTCGAGCAGCTTGGCGTCGCCTTCGGCACTGACCTTGATCGCGTTGGCGGCACCTTTGACCGTCGGCCCGTTTTCGCCGTACGCCGGTTCTTTGATGAGTAGCGTCGGATCGGACGTGTATTTCAGCCCCCGACCATCCTGCGAAAGTTGGTAATCGATCTCGATCTGCGTGTCGATCGCCTCGCCGCAGAACGTGGGCTTGCCATCAATCGCGTCGCCACCAGGCAGGTTCTTGACCCACGCCACCGGCACGAAACCGAGCGCGTGTTTGACCGTCTTGTCTTTGTCGATCGACGGCGCGAATTCAAGCCCGGCCGCCTTTTTGTCAACCTCGTCCGCCACCTTCCACGGCGTGAACCACGTTTCAGCCGCGGCATCCCACTCGCGGCAAAACCAAAAATCGGCGCCGAAGTCGTCTAGCTTGATCGAATAGCCCGAATCCTTGAGCGCGCGCCCCTTGACCTTGTACTTTTCAACGACCTTCAGCAGCGTGTCTGGCGCCTCTGGATTCCAGATCGGCGTCAGGTAATCGGTTTCCATCGCGTCGAAGAACACGCGCTGCTTGAGCACGCGGAACAGGATCGCGACGGACCCGACACTGCCTTTCGTGGCCGCGTCGATCATGACCGCGTTCATGCCGCATTCCTTGATGAGCTTCCCCATCGCCTGCTTTTGCTCGGGGCTTTTTAGGTCGACGGTCGGGAAATGCCCCTCGGAGAACAGCAGCGAGACGGAATCATTCACCACCGTTCGGCATAGATTCATGCGCACGCTCGGGCGCCGCTTGCGTAACGGGATGTAGGTCCCGTCGCCAGACTCTTCCTCGTCGAACGCGTGCTTGAGCTCGTCATACAGCGTGCCGTTGAGCACTCGTTGCAGCGTCTGCAGGCGGAATGTCCGCTCCGGGAAATCCTTGTCTTTCGGGAAATCCTTTTGCAGGGTCTTAAACATGCCGGCCTTGTGCTTGGTGTGCTTGGAACTGCCCGCGCTTATTCAGCGTCGTAGGTGGCGGCGAAGACGTCGGGTTTGACGGCGGAATGATTGCCTCTCGCGTCTGTCACGATCCAGTCGCCAGGGCAGACGGTTTCGCCAGTTGCGCCGGCATCGATCCAGCCATGCACATGCATTTCGTTATCGCAATGGCGACACAACTTCTCGCCACCAACATCCGGGCGGCGGAAATAACGGACTACCTCACCTTCCCAGCCCTTTGCCTTACGCTCTTCCGGCGAAAACATGCGCTCTCGGCGCAAGCCATCAATGTGCTCGTGACCGACCATGGAGCTGCTGTAATCCGCAGGATGGTCGCCATTCTTGAACCACTGCGACGCCTCGACGGAAATTGGCTTCTTGATGAATTTCATGCGCTACCTGTTCATGTGGGGAACGTGGGCCGCCTGGGTTGCGATTCCCTTAATGCTCGGCCATTCGACATCGACGCAGTACCCAATCGCCGTCGTAATGTGCTGATACTTGTTCTTCTGGTCTTCCTGAAACGTCGATCCTTCCTGTAACTGGACAGTCGCCAGGCCTTTGTCGCACCATTTGGCAGTCGTTGGATTGACGAACAGACTGCGCATGCCGTCTGCGGTGCGAATCTTCGTGCGCACCGCGTTTTG